GTTAAATTTGAGTCGAAAACGCACAAGATGGCCTCAAAAAATGCAAACTGAGAAAATGGAGAAACCCAGAAGATTTACACGCACTGTATGTATTCTTGACAGAACCGAGAATACGTATGCTGGAAAAGTATCAAAAATGATGAGAAACCCTTATTTTATCATTAAAGCGGGGCGGTCAGTAGTCACTGGTACCGCTCCGTTTCCACCACCAAGAAGTACAGTCATAGAAGTTGGTGATGAGTGCGCTGTAGCGATTCAGGATGGAACGGACGTTACATATATACAACTGACGAGGGAGACGGTTGAACTGTGTGTTGAGAGATGGAATGAGTATAAATTTGAAACACTGAATCCAACTTCTAATGTGGGCAGGATCAACATTGGCGGATCTGATGTTTTGGGAGAAATAAAGTATGCGAAAGCCCAGTCATTGATAAAACCATACACCAGGAACGCATCGAGATCCAGTGACATGCCGAACTTGCCAGGATTAACACCAACCGATATAGACGTCAGAACTCATCGAGATGAGGACAGGAAGAACAGGGAGGAGGGCAGAGCCAGATTGGAAAACGCACTTAGGGGTGCGAACCTCGGTGCTAGTTCACGTTTATTCGGAGTAGATGCAGCGCCGTGCATTGATGTACCTGTGCGCACGTTGGAGATACAGAAACCCGATCTAGGGAGATCTCAGGACTGGAATTTATCTTTTGACTCGAACCCGGGCTCTCGATCGATGTCACCGCTAAGCGCGCATTACACCGGATTAAAGAAGGTGGAGCCTGAACGCCCATCGCCCTTTATGGTCCAGGAAGATAGTCTAGAGCAAGATGAGGAGCCGTTAGACGTGATGACGTCCCAGTTCATCAAGTTGAACAGTGATTTTTCAAAAGCGTATGGAACATCGCCGATGCTGTCCTCGCTCACTCAGAAGCTTGCATGCAAAAGCATGAGATTTGAAAAATTCGTCACAAATGTCATGATCAATTCAGAGAATGTACCTTTGTTTACAATAGATCAATCAAGTGGGAATGCAGTGTTAAAGGGAATGGGTGAATGTTCCTCAGCTGCAGTGGTTGTCAGCGGCGGTTCCTACTTCGTGCTTCCTGCAGGGGGTATTGACCTTTAAATGGTAGCTCCTGGTTGTAGCAGGTGTAAGTAGGATAGACTCAAATCGTTAC